ATATTGTTTATTTCAGCGTACTCTCCAAGAACAAAATTTGAATCCATTGCTGTAACGAATACCTTAGATATTTCGTCGTTTATAGGGTTAAAGTTGTTGTTTACTTCCTCCGAGGACGTTTCTAAATCACCCAAGTAGTCAGTTAAGTCTAGGTTTAGTTGATCCCACTGCTCGTATAGTGGAGCTAACTGTGTGTTTAAATTTTCTAGTGTTGTTCTGTTATCCTCTAAATAACCGTTGTAGTCGCCATATGTATCGTTTAAGTCCTCAGACAACGCACTAATAGCCCTATTATCGTAAAAATCTTGCTGCCGTTCCCACTGAGCTACGTCCAAGGCACGGCGCTCGTCGCCTTGCTTGCCGTTGGTCATTTCTAAACCCACATCGCCGTCGTGAAGTTGCCACCAACTTCTATCTTGGCCAGTAATATACCACTCAATTGCGAGTGGTACATTATACTCAGCGACGTCTCGTCTCGCTCTATAATCGCCATCACTGCCGCTGTAATAACCATTACCGCTATCTTTTAGATTTTGTACCTCAGAATCAAAAAGAGCCTCTGTAAAAGTCTGTCCCCCTCCATCTGGGTTAAACACCATTTCGTTTCGCTTGGACATGAGGTCATCCCCTTGCCTGTACCCACTGGTACCACGTTTGAACGACCAACCCGGCTCGTTGGCATTTTGCGCTAGTTCAGCGAAACTGTATCCCGTTACGTTATCCCCAGAGCCAGTCGTAAACGCAGGCGCCTGAAAGTTTTCTAAGCTAATGTTATACTTTCTTCCATACTCATCTAGGGTATCAGCTATGGCTTTAGCTTGGTTTTGTAGCCCTTCTATAGACCCTGTCCACAAGTTCCCCAAAGAGTCTATAGTGTCACTTACTGCACCAAAGTCTCCCGTTAATACGTCGAGAGCGTTGTCTAATACGTCCCCTAGGAGAGAGTCTCCTATAGCTTTGTTTAATTCTTGTGCGCCAAAACCTTTTATTGTTTCTAACAATACGCGAGCGGCGTCGTCCCCAGTGCCTCCGGCAAGAGCTACGGTAGCTGTTCGCTGTATACTAGTGGTTAAGAAAGATAATTGTCTGTCTGATATGTCCCCAGTTATAAACTCGGGTACTTTGCCCAACACGCTACTAACTGCTTCAGTGGTTATAAGCGCCTTGCTAACAGCTTCGGCGTAGAGTGCAGGGGTAATCTCTTCCCCTTGTAATTCGGCGGTAAGCCCTGCGCTTATTACATTAAGAGCCGCTTGGGGTAGAGGGTAGTTTTTACCTTCTAAATCTTTAAATGCAAGCCCTATACGCTCGTCTATCTCTCCTAGAGCAATACTAGCTAACTCTTCAGTGCTAACAGACAGGACGCCACCAACGAACGCATCAGCGCCACTTTCCCCTAGTACAAGTGCGTTAACTCCACGCTCCGTGCCTTCTACTAACGACGCAGCTACAACATCATTATAGTATTGGTCTGGGACATACTCGGCGTATTTCGCATCTACAAACCCAGCGGTTTTCGTGCCAAGATATTGAGCCGAATATCCTACCGCTACACTCTTTAATACATCTTCCCAGTCCCCCCCGGCGTCAATTACAGCAGCACCGTTCATTAGAGGTATAAGCCACCCCTGACCTGTAGATATTAGTACAGCTTCGGCCACGAATTTTATGGGGTCTTGAAGAATACCGTTAACTACGTCTTTTTGAAACTCATACACAGGTTCCCAAACTTCGTCGTCAAACCATCTACCGACCTCTTCTAGGTCATCTTCAAACCCGCCGTGGAACACGAAGTCTTCCAGATCTTTACCCCAATCAGATACATTGTCCCAAGTGTCTTCCCATATGCTCGTTAGTCCGCCCATTATACTTTCTTACCTTTATTTTTTATGGGGGCATCGGATAACGCCACTAGAGCTACGTATTGTGTTTTTCCGTTGTCTCCAACGTTAATACCTACACCCTTGGGTTTTAATTGGTTATATACTTTACGAAACGCATTTTCGTAGTTTGGGTCACTAAAACGTACTTCGTAATACCTAACTCCAATCTTTTGTATATGGGCTAGGTAGTCTGTTATGTTTTTAGGTAAGTTAGTAGAGGTGTCTATGCTATACATAGTACCTTTCATCTTATCTTGGTGTTTGCCTTCCGCTCTTGTAGATATAAACGCGGTGTTCCCCGACTGGACTATTTCTGTATTTGGGGCAGCAGCTAACGACGCTATGTAAGCTAGATATTTTGGGTCTTGTCCTTCCAACACCGATGCAATAATCTCGGGGCCAGACAATAACTTTTCTTGCCTACTTATCTGTTGCATACTGCGCTCCTAGTTAAGGTCAACAAAACTGCCATTGGCATATAGTTTTAGCTTATGGTCATCGGTGTCGTAGTATACCTGCCCATTTGCTGGAGAGCTAGGAGCAGCACTCTGCGCTGGGAACTGAACTCCGCCGTTAAGTGGCTGTGTCACTAGATCACCAAGTTGCTGTGCGCCAGCTACAACTTTACTATACCTTAAATTACCGTCTTCAGAGCCGTCAGACGCATCGCCTATTTCTGTATATACACTGGCGTACAAGATTTTCTCTGGGCCACCCGATGAGAAGCCACGGTCGTTACTACCGTAAAACTCTATTTTCCCTAAGTCTTCTCCATCTGCTCCGTTAGATTGAGAACGATAGAGTTCAATAATAGGACTAGCGTCAGCACTATTTTCATTATTTCTTATAACAAGGTCAGCACTTGTACTATTGCTAGTAATAGTTAAAGGGGCAGTTTTTACTTGCACGCCCGTATTATCTATTATTACTGCCTGTGCAGTTGAACCTGCTTGTGTAGTCTCAACTATAAACCTACCATCTTCTGAACCGGCAGTTGAATCTACGATTTCTCCGTAAATAGTAGCATACTGGATTTGCTGAGGGCCACCACTAGACAAACCACGGTCATTAGCACCGAAGAACTGTATTTCCCCTATCTCGTCACCATCATTACCGCCACTAGAACCGTGTGCCCGGTTTAACTTGATAATAGGGCTAGCATCGGCACTACTCGCTTCATTATTGGTTATTACTAAGTCAGCGTTTGTATCGCTACTTGTTATAGTTAAAGGGGCAGCAGCAGTAACGTCACCTGTAACAGTAAGGTCACCATTAACAGTAGTGTCGCCAGCGGTGAATGCTACGGAAGAATTTGTAACCGCTAAAGTACCGCTTGTAAGGTCTGGGAGATATATATCGTAAGCACCATTAGCTACAGTAGCATTTGGAGTGGCGTTTAACTTAAATGATTTTTGAGCCGCATTGGGACTGAAAAACTGCATATACCCATTACTGTATGACATTAAGATAGGATTGCCATAACCCATTTGCAGACCGTAAGAGAATAGGCTCATCGCTGGGTCTTCTTGACCACCACCATGGCCTAACTTAAATTTAAGAGCACCTTGTTCGTTACCATCAACGGGGTACTCTGTTTCGGCGTAAATTCCAGCGTATTCAAATTTTTCTGGCGTACTAGCGTTATTATTGGTACCAAAGAATTTTACCGCCCCTATTTCAGAACCACTTGCCGCAGGTGTAGGACTATCTCGAAATAGTTCTATACTTGGATTTTCAGTAGTGCTGTTTGGGTCTATGCTTGTGAGTTTTAATGTATTGGAATTGACGTTAAGTTCGCCATTAATTGTAGTAGCGCCAGCAGTAACCCCACCAGTAACAGTAAGGTCACCATTGATAGTAGTGTCGCCTAGGTCTTGACGCAAGTGCTCATCTAGCTGGTTAAAGTACAAACGCAGGACGCTAAACGTGCGTTGGTACAGGCTCTGATTGTACTGTGCAGGCGGTATCGGCAGGGCTGGGGACTTAAACTTGACGTTATTAGCCATTATCGTCTTCCGTCTGGGCGCATATCAATTCGGGGATACCCGAGCTGCCACTTAACACCAAGGTCAGTAGACTCGACTTTTAGCGACATTTGTCTGCCACGTAGGCGCATGTTTAGGTGTGTGGTGTAAGGTTCTACAGTAATTGTAGCCCCCTGTACTACTGTGCCTGTATTACTGCCACCTTCTGACGTTGGAGTGTTATATCCAGAACCTGAGCTATCTAACGGGTTTAACGTCATATCTACGCTAGGAGCGCCGGATGTAGACCCTTGGAAGGTAATATCGGGCAGCATACGCCATACAAACGCGAATTGGTGCCCGTCTTGTAGATCAAACTCAGAAGACGTAATAGAGGCAGTTATGGCCGTTGTAGTGGTAGTTTCGCTATCATCCACGCCAATTTCGTGGTCTACGAGGTTTTTAGTGTATGTAGCAGCTAATGGTAAGCTACGTATGCCCGAGTTCTCCCACGCAGTACGCGCCATAGTGCCGTGATACCACAGGTTTTCTAAGTAGTTATAGGTTACGTATAGGTCGTTGGTTGTACTGCCCGCGCTAGGGTAAAACCACCAAATTTCGTTAAACTCTTCGTTGGTGCCAGAAACTATTTGTTGGGCTTGTGTAGTCTCAAAGCTCTCAAATACGTGCCTATGTAGCGTGCAGGGTAGTGGTTTTACGTTACCATCATAGGTATAAAACTTGTCTTTACCCATCCAAAACGCTATACCGTTAGCATATGATACGGCGTTTGGACTAGCTATAGACACGTTTTCACCTACTATTTGCGCACCCCAGCCCTCTAAACCAAGCAATTGTAGTGCGTATAAAGCGGCATCTGTCCAAATAAGTATCTCTTGGCGGGCTTGTATACCCGTTATAATCTCACCACCCCTAGATAGTTTTAGGCTGCCAGCTACGTTCGTAGTAGTAGGCGCCCAGTCCCCAGCGTCTTCTTGGTCTGACCAACGTACTAGTAGTGGGTCTAATGTGTTTGTAGTGTCTAAATACGCTGTCGTACCTAAACAGAACACGAACCGGCTAATGTCTGATACCAGTACCCTGTTAGCCTTAGCGGGCACACTAAGTGAGTTTACTCTACTAGACAACAAGACAGCACGTGTAGTTAAGGTATTTGCGCCGTCCCAATAGAATAGTGGCCCACCCCTAAAGTTAGTAATTATGTCTTCACCAAAGTTAGCTTGGCTCCACAAACGTATAGTAGCTTCGGTGGTAAGGCCAGTGCTCCATAACCCGCCTCCGTAGTATCCTGCGCCCCAACCAGCCTGAGCAGTTTGTATTTCAGCGCCTGAGTTTATCTGGTAAGTAGCTACTACAGAACTACCCCCGCCGAAGCCGTCACCTGTTGCGGGGTCATTACTAGCCGTAGTGTCAATTGTATAAGAATCAACAAAGGAAAAGGTTAGAACAGCCCCGGTAGATATGGTCTTAGATGTACCTATTGTAACAATAGTGTCATCTTCGCTACCCGCTACGCCAGTTACACGCTCACTAATAGCTGTACCATCAGTTTCCGCGCCAGTCATTAGCATACCTATTGATATGGCAGAAGCAGCGCCGGTAATAGTATTTATTTCTACAGTAGCATCGCTGGAGCCATCTGCCACAGCTTTAGTTTCGGCTAGGTTGTAGGATATTTGGTATTCTTTGTTTATTACACCGGCTGCTATACCGTTAGTAGCACCTGCACCAGAAAATGTAACGAAATCGTTGTTTTTATACCCAAGGTTGGCGTCTATAACTCGAATAATAAAGTGAGTAGCCGCGCTAGTATCGTCGGTAAGTAGTGGGTTTGCCCCTAGAGTTATAACTGCATTGAAGTGTAATATCGCGTTTATGGCTATGCTTTTAGAGGCGCCTATGGTTATGCTACCTTGACTAGCTACGGCGGCAACAGTGACACTTATGGCAGAACCACTAGCATCTGTGCCAGTCATAATCATACCTGTACGTACGGTGCCTACATTGTTCTCTAGGGTTACTGTGGTAGAGCTAGAAGTAGCGGCTTTTACTGTCGCAGAGGCTTGGTCAAGTGGAGTAACGTCATTGTACTCCCCACCAGACTCTACATAGAACTTAGTGTTCGTACCAACACCTACATATAATTTGCTCGCTAAAGTACGCCAGCTATGAATAGAGCGGGAGATACCGTCAAACACGTTGTTAGATAGGCGCGCCCACCCACCGATCTTTTCCGGCAGACCTTTACGGAACCGTACTTTATCGGAGTCGTTCCAGCCACCTTCAGTGCTGTAGCGCGTACCTTCTTTGTTTACGCCGGGTTTTAGTTCTAACTTGCTTAATGGCATTGTTACCTCTTAATAAATCCACAGCACAGGTACAGTATTGCGTGTGTCTACGTGAACAAAAGTCTTAGCAACACCAATACCACTAAACCCTAACTCGAATGCTTTTTTAGCTAACAAGAATCTTTGTGCCCCGCCGCTAACACGTATATCTGCGGCAATGCCTTTACTGTGCATCCCCGGTGCGGCTTTCTTAGCCTCAATAGAATGCTTAGGGCTTCTGTACCCAGAGGTAATCGTAAACGAAAACCCACACGCTTCGCGTAACGAATCTAGCGCATGAATAAATTCATCCTGCATATCGTTCTCACCAGTCTCTTGGCAGTCAAATTCTTCGATTTTAAAGTATTTAAAGTTACTCATCTGGCTTATGACTCGCACCGAAGTAAAAAGAAGTTATAGCTGATACTACACCCCCCATGTAACCTAGGATTAGGCTTACTATAGTGTCGCTATTAGCATCAGGTGGCTGGATAGTAACAAGAAAAATATACCCAACAAAACCCACCAGAGCGACAAGAGCAACGACTCTCGGCGTCCAATCACCTTTGTGTGCCTGTCTCGCATCTTTGACATCTTGAGCCTCCAGAGCAAATACATCGACTTCTAGCTCTGCCATCTTCTTCTCGAAGTCTAGCTCGGCTTTTTTAATCTCAACAAGTTGCTCAGGTGTGGCAGATTGCATCGCTGTCTCGATAGACTTAGCGTCTGACTTACAGCCTAGCACAGAGGCAATTGCTTGTGCAGCAGTGCCCCCAAGAGGGCCAGCTAGTGCCGTACCAAGTGTAGGGGCAACCGCCCCAATTAAGCCTTTAATAGCTTTAAAATTCATTTTACTTACCTACTTTCTGCATAGCTGCTTTATGTGAAGCTGAAAAGCTCTTACCGTTCTTCATTTCTTTGCGCATAAAAGCCATATGCTTCGCTGTATGGTGCTCTTTATGCTTTTCTAGCGTTGTTTTCTGCCGCTTGGTTAGCCCTGAAGTACGTTTATGCATAGCCCTTATCCTAGTGGGTTGTTGTTTAAGTTACTTAATCTCGAACTAAGGCGCGCAATTTGCCCTTCAAGCCTTTCAATCGTGCTTTGAAGATTGCTAATTCGGCTTTTATTAACGCTAACGCCGCTTTCGATTTTGCTTGTATCTTGGCTTTGAAGCCCGCTAATAGTGCTTTCAAGTCGTTTAATAGTTTGGTCAGCATTGGTTATCTCCGCTTGTATTGTAGCAATAGTAGCCGATATATGGCCTATATCAC